CGCTAGGCATGGTCCAGGCGGAACGCTAAACTGTCCTCGACCGTTCTCGACAGCGTACTTCAAGTATGCGTCGGGGATGGCGGGCTATTCAGTAAGCGCCCGTTGTTACCCCTATGCTGAAGCAGCTATCCTCGCGGATAAGTTGTGGTCACGGTCACTAGTTGCCGACTTCTATGGAATCAACCCCATGGATGTTAACACTACACCTGATCTAGCACGAGAGATCGTGCAAATGGCATTAGTGGGAGCTAATTACAATAAAGTCACATACGTGCCGAAGACCGCACAGACTCATCGTGCGATCGCAATCGAGCCTTTGATGAATATCTATCTTCAGCTCGGTGTTGGAGGCATCCTTAAGCAGCGTCTTGCTGCCGCAGGGTGCAATCTCCGCTCACAAGATCGCAACCAGCAATTGGCTGCACTTGGGAGTATTGATGTCGTGCCCTGTTTCGAACGCCCATCTACGATGGACTTAGAGATGGCTAGCGACACTTTAAGCATTGAGCTCGTCCGGGAATTACTCCCCGAAGATTGGTTTCAGCTGCTATCCGATCTACGCTCTCCCTTTGGGAAGAACGAGGATGGTAGCGTTCATCGATGGGCTAAGTTCTCCTCAATGGGGAACGGATTTACCTTCGAGCTTGAATCACTGATTTTCTACGCACTCGTGGCAGCCACCGTTGAACACTTCGGTGGTGATCTACAGTACGTGTCAGTGTTTGGAGACGACATTGTTGTCCCACACTACTGGTATCCAATGGCTCGCGAGGTTTTGCAATTCGCTGGCTTTAGGACCAATAGTGAAAAGACATTCGTCGCCGGACCTTTCCGTGAGTCCTGTGGAAAGGATTATTTCGAAGGTACGGCCGTCAGGCCCTTCTACCTCAAAAGGCAGATTAAGACCCGAAAAGACCTCATTTTCCTGGCAAATTCGTTGGACGTCTACTCGACGTACGACGATTCCTCGGCTTACGGTCAAGCTCGCGATTTTGTATATACTCGCTTGCCTGGCCTCATCCGTGATGAACTCCTCGGTCCTCAAACAGATGACCTTGAAGGGCATTTATTCACAGGTTTTGATGTCGCTCAAAAGGCGCGACTTGTGAAGTGGAACCAGGACCTACAATGCTGGTCTTTTCCCACGTTCCGAGCTAAAGCTCGAGTTTGGGATGATAAACCCAAAACCTCCTTTCTGTACCTCCAGTTTATGGAGGGGGTAGCGTGCATGGTCGGGCTTGAATCCACGTCTGCATCCGGGGGCAGTAAATCCCGGGTGATTATGTCCGGCGGTAGTGAAGAGCGTTATCTGGATGTAAAAAGTCCAGGGCTCAGCTATCACTGGAGTGACGAGGTTGTGCGCCCAGCGCATGACTTTATCGACTTTCATTACCATAAGCTCATGTTTAAAACTCATGAGAGTGGTGACAGGCAAGGAAGTCGGTGTGGTGTGAGACGTATCTGGCGGATGCAACGTTCGCCAGGCCTGCAAAGCTAGGTTTCTTCTCCTACTTTGCTTTTAGACCCTTTGTTGGGGTCCACAGAAGGGGA